AGACACAGGAGTAAGTCCTATGGGAAATGCGTTTTGAAATGTAAATGAAATGTTAGGATTTTTGTGGCTATTGAGCATGAGTACTGTGATATCTGAAACAAGGCCTTCTTTTGATTCATTGAGTCTATCATATTGTGCTAGCGAGTCAGGTGTACCGATACCTTTTAACCAATCATATATTTCTCGATAATTTATCATGTTTTCGTCGATGATGAATGATAAATCAAAGTCTGCATATCGCAAATGATCCGGTACATTATAAAAAGCTCTAAGAGGTGTTTGTGTCTCGACCGCGTTCGCAGTTACACCTGGTAGCAAGAGTTTTTGTGAGAAAAACTCGACATTAGGTAGCCTTGATATTTTTATATCGAACCCACCTGTTGATAAGTAATTATTGATCATGCTTATACCTTTTTAATTTCGTAGTCGAACACTTCAAAATCTTCTTTAAAGTGTTCATTCAGTACGTGTATGCTTTCATCATTAAAAGCTTGAATGGCATCTTCAGTAGTAGTGCCAAGTCTTCTGTTTATGTGTTTGAGAGTTCTTTCTTTAGCTCCCGTCTTATCACATATGTCTAGCCAATCTTTTTCTATATTCTCAAGCCTATATATTTTATTAACTGCGATCTCACCATCAACCTTTAACCAGTTCACCATAGGTTCTTGCATTCGAGACCACAACCAAACATTTTCCTCTTTTTTTACGAAGCAAGATTGAATCCAATTATTTACTTCTGGTGGATAAAATCCTAATCTACGCTCATAAGCTCGATAGTTGTATAATGAAAGTACTCGAGCATAAGGGTGACGAATTACGCTAAAAGTAAACATCTCGTCCCATTTCTCTCTACCAAGACGATCAACAAGATCTTGAGCAGTATAATGTATCTTTGGTATGTTTAGTCTATGCTCGATGCTCATGCCGCCGCATTTATTAATGTGTACGAATAACCACTTTTGTACTCCATTTTCAATTGGTGTCCAATACTTTTGGAACTCCCACCCAGCAATATTTTTCAAAACTCACACTCTCTTAATAAATAGCAATCTATACTATTTATTTACTTGAGGATTATATCATGTTTAAACCTAAAGCCTTATCATACGAACTAGACACTACCGGTTTATCGATAAATGAAGTCTCGGCTCTTCACTATAATATGTTCGTGGCTAAAAATTACGATTGGTGGTATGAAGTATTACCCGACGACATCGTTGTTGATATAGGTTGTGGTGTTGGCGCTTTTTCAGCTAAAGCATTAGATGCGGGTGCAGCCAAAGTTTATATGGTTGAGCCTAACAGAGAAATACTCAAGACCGCGATACGAAATGTTTCCGATTATATTATCGACCAAGAAGAGCAACGGGTTTTTCCTATTAATGCTGCTATGGGTCGAACAGACGTTGACCTGAGTAACATACACCAAATCAAAGGTTGTGAGCCGTGTGAAGAACCTAGGCTCATGTCTTTGCGGCAAATGACAGATACACTTAATATTGAACGTATAGATTTTCTAAAAATTAACGCAAGTGGCGCAGAACTTTCGATACTTGATCCGGACAACATTGACTATCTTTGTAAGAACGTAAGACACATCGCACTAATAATTCATTTAAATGCTCATTATGGAACCGATGCCAAGTTTAAAGCTTGGAGAGAAAAATTCTTACGACCCATGATGGAAAAGTCTCAAGTAAGATTTCAAAACGAGTCTTATTCAGAAAAGATTTTTGCAGAGAACTTTAATGAAGTATTACCACGCTCGTTTTTAGTCTATATCACAAATTGGTAATTACCAATGCCGTATGGTATTTGCCATAATGAAAAAGCAAGTAATGAAGTTGACTCCTACGATAATTGTACGTACAATTGTGATGTACTTATCGTAGGGTTCGGTTTTATCATCTGAATATCCACCTAGGCTGTATTGCCAAATTTCAAAAATCTTTTTCACTTCTGCATAAGCCTCACATTTAGTACCATGTTTTCAACACACAATTTCACAATAGTTGCCATCATGATTTTTGGATCCATATTCATTTCGAGAACATTCATTGCCATTAGTCGATAAGCTTCTTCTTCATCAATAGCAACATCGGCCCAGTCAAATGGATCACCTATCTCGGCTTCCTTCGCTAGTTCCACTAGAATCTCGATCGGATCGTTCGTCATTTTCTTCCTCATTATATTTGTCATAGCCGGCATCCCATCCCCAATGCTTACGCGATTTAATTAAGTGAGGATGTTGTATACGTTCTCGACGTTCCTTTAGTTTTTCTTTATCGCTCTTTTTCCAGAACGGCATTAGTCCCACAGCCCTCGATAGTATTTACCGAATAATCTAAAACCATTCTCCATTCTCTTGCCCCACTTAATATGGCCTTCACGATCCCACTCTCGAGTATGGTTAGGCCCGTACTTTAGTTCCGAAGTTCCGTCTTCGAAATCTTCAAAATGCATATCAGTCTCACCCGACCAAAACTGATTTTCCCAGTCCTCGAATTCTCCTACTAAACACTCAAATGCAAAAATCATTTCATTCATTACCCAGTCCCAGCGGGCGTGCATTGCATCCCAACACATTTGATCATGTTCTTCGCTAGGAAATAAATCGTACTGCGCGGCTTCATTTGCACTGTTTCCATGAGGCTGTAGCTCTGGTGGAACGTCTTCAATATCAACAAGAGGAGAGCCGTGCTTTTTTTCTTTTAATTGCTTTAGCATCGGTAGAATAATATGCGCAAGAGTATCATCCATATTCCACGTATCATAATCGTCGACGCGGATATTGATGACGCGCTCACTATCGTCATCTGGGAAAGGGCCTATTTCAACTTTCATCATTGACCTTCTTCAAAGTGTAGCCAGGATATTCTCCGGTGTCTTCACATATTAAAGTTTCTTCCCAAACTAATTCATCACCCTCACTCCAACCTACTTCAACTAATAGTTCATCAGGAATAGGTAGAATCAGTTCTCCAGTTTTTGGATCTTCTTCAACAGTAACAATATATTTGCTCATGCTAATGCCTTCGCTAAATTCATACACACGGCAGTTCCAGTAATTGAACTACCAATCATGATTGCTTTATCATTCCAAGAGTGACCAACGTATATCCATGCCATTGAACTTAAAGCATATGCAATACGCCCTTCGGTCATAAACCCAGCACTCTGTAAAAATACACCTGCTACCGCTAAAATAGTAGCGACCCACTTTACATATGCATCAATGGTGCCGGTTGGTGTAGCCGGGGATAGATCTTCAACCTGAACTTGAAGATCTTCCATTTCTTGTTTAAGCCTTTTTCGCTCGGCATTAAGTTCCATGGCAAGGCGACCAGCCTTACTCATTTGGCTATCTTTATATTGATCCTTTACTTCAGGACTGATTTCTTGTTCAAGATTTGCCATTTAAATTTCTTCAATATCCGAAACGAATTGCTTTTTAGGACTAGTTTGTTGCCAGAATCTCAATTGCTTACGTGATTCTTTAATTTCTTTTTCGAGTTCAGCAACCATTTCTTTTGTTAAACTCATGATGTTCATGCGAAGTAGTCGATTACCTTCGTCTTCAGAAACAACCATTCCAGCTGCCTTGATTTGCGCAATCACTTGCTTACGAGTCTTGTTCTTAAATTCAATCTTATCGTCAAGTACTGCTTGTACAAATTCAAGTTTCAATTCTAACCAGTTTGCTTCAATACTATTAACACTGATTTGCTTTTCAATTCGCTTCTTAAGTACTCCCATTCGGTAATCACAAAAATCCTTAATGATCCCTCTTGCATCCTCATACTCACGCAGTTTACCATCATAGTCAATCACGGTAAGATTTTGCGACATGGGCTTACTGAGCTTAAACTTACTTAGAATCTTAGCGTCATTCCAGTTAGCCGAAGTATTTTGCTTGAGTTTGACCTCGAATTTAAATCCGCTTTTGTCACACAGATCCTCATAGGATACGATGTCACCGTTGTCCTCAAGATCATCGAGCACCTTTACATAGCTTTCACGGTCGAACCCATAGGGTACTTCAGTAATTGTAAGCTGAGTCTTACTACGCTTCTCGTAAACACCGAGGACGGTATACTTACTCGGTTCCTCCTTACTCTGAACGACAGTCCCACTGAACTCGGGAAACTTAATGTCGATATGATTTTGGATATCGCCAGTAGTAATATACTCAATGCACGCGTTCTTTACACTCTCAGGATCATGAGGAAGGATGTTAGTAGCAAAGCCGGTAGCAATACCTTTGGTTCCGTTTACCAACACCAAAGGGATAACTGGAAGGTAGAATGCCGGTGGCTCGTGCTCAGGATCTTCATGCTTAGGTGCAAGGTCAACATCCTTAATGTACTTAGTAAAGTTGTCATGTAGTCGAGTATAAACATAACGAGGGGCACCAGCCTCTTGGACGAGTCGAGTACCAAACGAACCTCGACCTTCAACAAGGCAAATATTATTATTCCAAGTAGCAGCCATTAATTGGCCTGAGCCTGCCGCAGAACCCTCACCATGATTATAGCCATAGTCACTAATAATACCACTCACCGCAGAGACTTTCTTAAAATCTCGCTTTGAGTTGAGGATTGACGAGTACAAATAAAACCGTTGTACCGGCTTCATCCCATCAATCATATTAGGAATAGCCCGAGCCTCAACAGTGTACTTAGCAAAGCTCAGCCACTCGTTTTTAGCAACAGACGAGATAGGATAATTATCTTCTGGGTACGAAGTAATTTCTGGTTCCATAGTAAAATCCATTAAGTCGGTCATTGAAACATGAACTCCTTTCTAGCGTTCGCATCCTTCCCGAACATCATTTGAAAAATTGAAGCGTCATCAACTGACACTACATCATAAATTGGTTTGTTAATAATGCTGTCGTACTCTTCCTCTCGGAGTGAACCCAATCCCTTAATGTAACGATGCTTCCAGTCATTGTTGTTCGCTTTGAACTCAGACGCTTCTTCATAAGTATAAAACCACTTAAGATTGTCGCCCTTAGTCGAGATCATAATAGGAGTACGAGTAATCTTTACCTTGCCTTGATCGAGTAGCTTAGGCCAGAACTTGTAAAAGAAAGCAATAAGCAGTGGGCTAATATGACCAATACCATCGTGGTCAGCATCGGTTAGAATAGCAACTGACCCATAGTTCATGTCAATAA